AACAAATGAGACGCTTTTCGAAAAAGTAAAATCCGGTAGTTTGAATTTACTAAACGAGTGGAGGGGTTAAACATGGAACTCAATTTAACAATAATCGGCGAACCTAAGCCGAAACAATCATGCAGATTTGCCGTTATCGGCGGCCATGTAAGGAAATATCAAAAAAGAGAAGTTGTCGCGAACGAGAACGATTTGAAAATTCAAGCAATACAACAACTGCCAACGGGTTTTATTCCGACTTCGAACCCTCTTACGGTTAAAGTTAATTACTTCTTTGCTCCTATCAAGTCTTTACGTAAAAAAGACGTTGAAACTATTGAAACAATTGGGCGCTTACGTAAGACAACAAAACCGGACTTAACCGATAACCTGAATAAAGGCACGTTTGACGCATTGCAGGGCGTAGTTTATTTGAATGACTCGCAGATATATGAAGTACAGGCAGGTAAATATTACGCAAAACAACCAAGAACGGAAATTAAATTTTTTATAGAGGATTGAAAGGATGGAGAAAACAGATTTTACAAAAGTTAATATAGGGCACTCTGTGACCAGCTGGACTTATGGCATGGGGAGAATAGCTGAAATTAATACTGATATTTCAGAAGTAAGAGTTGAATTTGATAGCGGAAAAGAGTACTGGTATCCGTGTGATGGAGCATTTTATAATAATGCGGTTCATCCCGACTTATTTTTGACTGAGAATTTTCCAAATATAGTGGCAACCTTTATTCTTTCGAGCAACCAAGAGCTGCTAAATGCGGCAGAAGAAAATGCCGTTAAAGAGGAAGACCAATTGCGTGCCTTGTCATATTACCGTGGTTTTGTGAAAGGGGCTGAATGGGTAACAGAAAAAATTAAGTATGAGGTTAAAAATGCCAAGTAAACGAAGCTTAAGTAAAACGAACATTGGCTGGACAGCGTTTGTTTGGAATCCAACAACTGGCTGTGATGAAATCGGCGCAGGTTGTAAGTTCTGTTATGCGAAAACGCTGCACAACCAGAGACATGGGGCATACAAACAAGGGAAACTCCCAAACTTGCCGCAATATTCTAAACCGTTCAACGAAATTCAACTGCACGAGGATAGACTTTTAAGTCCTCTGCATTTGAAGAAACCGAGTAAGATTTTCGTTGATTCAATGGGCGATTTATTCCATAAAGACGTACCATTTAATTTTATTTACAATGTTTTTGATACAATTGAACAATGTCCGCAACATACATTCCAAGTTCTGACAAAACGTCCGCAGAGAGCACTTAAGCTTATGGTGGACTACCATTTATGGGATATATTTTCGCTTAAAAACCTTTGGCTTGGCGTTTCAGTTTCTACACAGAAAGAATATGATGAACTTTTCCCCTTATTGATACAGACTCCGGCAGCTGTACATTTTGTAAGTTTCGAGCCTTTACTCGAAGAAATTAAAATACTTGATGTGTCCGGTTGGAAAGAACCTCATAAATATTGGGGTGAAAATCTCAAACTTGATTGGGTGATATGCGGCGGAGAAACCGGCAAGAACGCCCGACCAATGCACCCTGATTGGGCTCGCTCTCTAAGAGACCAATGCAAGGCCGCTAATATTCCTTTCTTCTTCAAACAATGGGGCAAGTGGACGCCTACAACAGAATGGGCAAAACGAAACTCAATTGAGCCGGAACAAGTAAGATATATGATGCCTACCGGCGAAATATACCAGACAGGAACCGGACAATGCAATACAATGGAAGGCACACTCATACATGATGCCGGAAGACGCTCAGGCGACTTACTTGACGGCGTAGAGTATAACCAATTCCCAGAGGTGAAATGAGAACTGTCGTATGGTTCAGCTGCGGAGCTTGCTCAACCTTGGCGTTAGAATATGCCTTAAAAGAATGTGGAAATGTAGTCGCGGTATATTGCGATACGGGAGGCGAACATCCAGACAATCAAAGATATTTACAGGATGTTGAAAATAGATATGGAATAAAAGCTATTCGACTAAAAAATGGGAAATACAAAGATCATTTTGATGTTTACGAAAAAACAAAGTTTCTTATCAGCCCACAAGGAGCACGATGTACCGGAGAATTAAAAAAGAGATTACGCTATGAATTTCAATTACCCGATGATATTCATATTTTCGGCTATTCGGCAGACGAAAAACATAGAGCGGAAAGATTAAATTCTACATTTCCCGAACTTACTTGTTATTATCCATTGATAACGCACGGTATAACAAAAAAGGAAGCAATCGGCTACTTATGGCGTCAGGGGTTAGAATTACCAGTTATGTATAAAATGGGCTATAAAAACAACAATTGCATTGGCTGTGTAAAAGGCGGAATGGGATATTGGAATAAGATCAAAAGGGATTTCCCAGAACAGTTTAATAGGATGGCGAAAATTGAAAGAGAACTCAACATTAAAATAAATAAGGTTTTTCTTGATGAGCTGAAAGGTATGGAGGGGAATTATCAAGCCGAAATGATTACATGTGATTTTACTTGCCAGAATATATCGGAGGTGAAATGAGCTCAATAGAGTATATTCGGAAGCAATACAACGTACCCGCAAAGCGTGGAGGGAGAATAACCTATCAAGGGCAACCCGCTACAATAGTAGGCTCAAGAAATACTTATCTTGTTATTAAAATTGACGGTGAGGACAAAACAAAAACGATACACCCAACTTGGGAAGTCGTATACATGGAGGTGAAATGAAAGAAATAATAAAGTTTTTAGAATTAAATGGATATACGGAAGGCCCTCCAAATTTCGGATTTAGGCGTTTTTTCAAAGAGCATCTGAGCCCAATATATATTTCAGAAGCGGAAATATTCCTAAATGGTGATTGGTTACATTTGCCTGTTAATATATATGCTTTGCTCGGCGCGTTAATACATCGTAATGAACTATCGATTGATTATAAATTTCCGGAGAGAGTATAATGCTTAAAGATTACAACAAATTCATAGAGCAGGGTTTCCATGAAGCCGATAAAGAATTACCGGAAGATGGTCAAGAAGTTGACCTTATTATTCGATATAGATATAAAGGCAAAGAACATTATCGTTACGATATTTGCAGCTATAACTTATGGGTTAAGGCATGGGTTAACCAATTTGGATACCCAGTGGCAAATGCGGACACAGCAATCCTCTGGAGAGAGAAACCAGTGTTGGAGGCGGAGTGACACACGGCTCATTTTTTACAGGAATAGGCGGCTTTGACCTTGTCGCAGAAAGTTGCGGAATAGAAAACCTCTTCCAGGTAGAGATTGATAAATTTTGTAATAAAGTATTGGAGAAAAATTTTCCTGATGTTAAGAAATACAGAGACATTAAAGAGTTTGACGGAACAAGATACAGAGGAACAATTGACATTATTTCCGGGGGTTTCCCCTGCCAACCCTTTAGTATTGCCGGTAAAAGAAAAGGCCGTGAAGATGAACGTGCCTTATTTCCGGAACTACTCAGATGTATTGCTGAAATCCAGCCAAGATGGTGCATACTTGAAAACGTTTGCGGATTTATTAATATCCAAAATGGAGAGTACGCCGAGGAAGCTTTCACATCGCTGGAAAATGAAGGTTACAAGATACAACCGTTTATTATTCCAGCTTCAGCCGTTGGTGCGCCACACAGGAGAGACAGGATTTGGATTATTGCCAACGCCAACAACAACGGACTACAAAGGAGCATCCAGCCGCACAAAAGCAAAAGGGCGCAATCCTATGACCAACAGCTTAGCCGATGCAGTAGAGAATGGAACCGAAATCCGTTTGAAGTTGCAACCGAGCTTTGTAGAATGGATGCAAGGATACCCAATAGGGTGGACAGACTTAAAAGCTTAGGGAACTCAATTGTTCCCCAAGTTGCTAAAGTAATATTTGAAACAATTTTAGAAACCGAAAACAAATTAAGAGGAATAAATGGAACAATACAATAAAAGAGAAAACTGCAAATTTTGCGGCGGAAAGAAAACCGTATACACAAAACACGGTGATAGTGTTAGGTACTGTCATAATCTTATAATGCGTACAGGTGATATAAATCCGAGTATTTGCGGCCGTTCACCTTCGCACCTTCTTAAGAACGGTAAAGCGATACCTACACATTGCCGGAAATGCGGTTCAACGGATCTGCGTGTAAAAAAATTGAAAGGGAAGAGTATTATCACCGGAGAATGTAACCGATGTTATAATGAATACCAGCGCAATTATAGACTATCCATGAAAGAAAAACAAAATAAGGCGGCATAAATGGATACGGCTTCACACGCGGCGCATGGAATAATAGCTATGCAAACGACTTTGTTCATAGAACATAAACAATTACCCTTAATACAGGCCGTAGGCCTGTACGGCATGGCGGCCGTTTTCGGCGCCATGCCGGATATAATCGGGGAGATTGAACGCCGGCGATATAATGACCGGACACTCTGGAATTGGTATAATGTAGCGCATTCAACGCCGGCACTGGTTATAAGTACATGTTTATTCCTGGTAATGGTCGTTGTTCCTTTTTGCGGATTATCTTTGAGCCAATGCTCTTTGCTTTTTGCATGGGCCTTCCATTTACTGATTGATATTCCCGTGCATATAGACGGCAATCGCTGGTGGATAAAAGGCGAGGGGTTAAGATGGGAAATATTGAACATAGTTTTAACAATACTTTTTGGGGTAATACTGTTTATATGGATTTAACGGAATTAAAAAAATACCACGAAACTGTTTATTTGAGCAATCCGACTCCCGAAACAAAAGAGACGATAAAAATTCTTGGAATTATTGAGCGTGATAAATCTTACCTTGATATTGCCATGAGAGACCTGGAAATAATCACCATGTATGAAGAATTGCGCAAGAACTATAAACGTTGCGAGTCCATAAGAAAACTTTCCGAAGCCTATTGCATAGGATTTAAGGGGATTGAAAGAATTATTTCCAAAACTTCAAATGAGCAAAACCGCCTACAAAGAAATAGGTAGTTTTGCCTTCTTTAATTATTTAAGTTCCAACCAAAATTATTAAATAGTTACATTTTTTAATCAAGAATGCCAAAAATAACCAACAAAGACGGGCTTACTGATAAGCAAAGAAGATTCGTAGAGGAGTATTGCAAGGACTTGAACGCAACGCAAGCCGCTATCCGTGTTGGTTTTGCACCTAAAGCGGCGGCGCAACAGGCAAGTCGGTTGCTAACAAAAGCTAAAGTTTGCGCGTATAGAGACAGATTACTTGCCGAAGCCTCAAAAAGGTCGGGCGTTAGTATCGATAGGGTGTTAAGAGAACTTGGACGTTTGGCGTTCGTCAACCCGCGCGATGTAATTAATTTCAAAGATGCTACAATTAACACGGGAGCCAACGAAGATGACCTTGCCGCAGTAGCGAGTGTGAAGGTTAAAGAGTTTCCAACTCCTGCGGGAATGGGCGTTGAGCGTGAAATACGATTATATGATAAGACAAGGTCGTTAGAACTTGCAGGCAAATATCTTAAGATGTTTACCGACAAGGTGGAGAGTAATGAGCACGTAAGTGTAATTTTCGTTGACGATTTGAAAGACGATAACAATAACCAGCCGGCGGCTAATGGATGTTAGCCTGCAAAATATCGTTGGTAATGGTTACGCTAAATTTTGGAGATTCCGCGGCCGTTACAGAGTAGTCAAGGGCGGTAGAGGCTCGAAAAAATCCACAACTGCGGCATTGTGGTTTGTTCTTAACATAATGAAATATGACAAGGCTAATCTCTTAGTTATACGTAAGATTTTCAAAGACCATAGAGACAGCACATACGCACAATTGATATGGGCGATTAATCGTTTAGGAGTAAGGCATTTATGGAATTGCACGACTTCGCCTGTGCAATTGGTATATAAGCCAACTGGCCAAAAGATTCTGTTCCGCGGACTCGATGACCCGACTTCCATAACCTCTATGACCGTTGAAACCGGTTATTTGTGTTGGTGCTGGTTTGAGGAACTTTACCAGGTGCTTAATGAAGACGATTTCAACAAAGTTGACTTAAGTGTCAGAGGCGAATTACCCGAACCTTACTTCAAACAAATAACATGTACGTTTAACCCGTGGAGTGAAAAGCACTGGTCTAAGAAACGCTTCTTTGATGTTAAAGAGCCCGATAACATACTTGCGTTAACAACGAATTACATGCTTAACGAGTTCTTTGATGCGGCCGATAAGAAGTTATATGAAGACATGAAGATCAAGTTTCCCCGCCGTTACAGGGTTGAAGGACTTGGCGAATGGGGTATTTCGGAAGGTCTCGTATATGACAATTGGGAGGAAAAGAACTTTGATTATAAGGAAATTATTCAGCAACGGCCTGGCATCGAATCCGGCAATGGCCTTGATTTTGGCTATACAACAGATCCGACTGGTTTTATAAGGTTCTTAATCGATTTAAAAGAAAAAGAAATATTTATTTTTGATGAGCATTACCAGGCGGGAATGCTTAACAACCAAATAGCCGATATGCTGAAATACAAGGGTTGTGAGAAAGAAATAATAACAGCGGACTCAGCGGAGCCCAAAAGTATAGCAGAGATAAAAGGTTATGGTATACGCAGGATTAAAGCGGCCGTGAAAGGTAAGGACAGTGTACAGAATGGGATACAATTTCTTAAACAGTTTAGAATATACGTTCACCCTAAGTGTACCAACACAGCACTTGAGTTTTCGAATTATGCTTATGACAAGAACAAAGAGGGCAAATTAATGAATAGCCCAATTGGAGATTACAACCACATTATGGACGCAATGCGATATGGAGCCGAAAGGTTTATAACAACAAATACTTTTAGATGGTAAAAAAATAAATGTACTTAACTTATACCGATATAGTAAAACTGAAATTATTCGCTGACAAAGCGCAACTGGATAATACGAGATTCAACACCATCATCAATGATGACTTAACAAGCCACAGTAAGAAGATGATGCGCGTTGGAGACAATTATTACCGTGGCGACCAAGATATACTGAAACGCAAAAAAGGCTTCTATGACCACCCAAGGCCAGAGGGCGGGGGAAATGCAACATACTCGGAAGGAATCTTCAGAGAAGATAAAGAATGCGTTAACAGGAAAATCCCCGTCAAGTTTTTCCGGTTGCTGGTAAAGCAGAAGATGGAGTATATTGCGGGCCGTCCTGTTGTCGTTAATACTTCGGATAAAAATAACGCATTCTTAAAAGCTATTACAGACATTATCGGTTATCGTTTCGATGTAATGATGCCGGAGGTTGTTTCAGCAGCATCTTGCAAAGGTGTTGCATGGCTTCATCCCTTTATTAACGAAATGGGCGAGTTTGATTATTTAGTCATTTCTGCAAACGAAATCATACCTGTTTATGATAGCAGTTACCAACGTGAGCTATTATATGTAATACGATATTATACTTACGAACTTATTTCGCCAGGTGGCCAAAGGAATACTCGATATAAACTCGAATGGTGGGATAAAGAGAAGGTAGAATACTGGTCTCAAGACATTAATAACAATTGGGCCCTTGATGAAGATTGCAACCCCAACCCTTGTTGGCATTGGTATGAGTTTAACACAGCAAGCCCGGATAAAACGCAAGCCCTCTCATGGGGCCGTGTCCCTTTTGTTGCACTTCAGAATAACGAAGAAAGTGCCTCCGACTTAGTGGACATAAAAGAGTTGATCGATATTTACGACCTTGCTTACAGCGATTTTGCTAATAACCTTGAAGAAATTCAGGAAGCTGTCTGGAAGCTTAAAGGCTATGCTGGCGAATCATTGCGCGAAGCTATGATAAACATGAGGATGTACAAGGGCGTTATTGTGGACGGCGAGGGCGATGTTGAAGCCCTAAGAGCGGATATACCAGTAGAGGCAAGAGATAAGTTTCTGACGCTTACGCGTAAGTTAATATTCCTATTGGGCCGCGGCGTAGATACGCTCGATGAGAATACAATTGGTGACCAATCGGGAGCCGCATTGGAGTTTGTTTATAATGGTCTTGATAAAAAAGCGGATGCCTTTATTCGTTATGCTAACTTAGCACTTGAGGGTTTCTTTGAATTTGTCACGCAGTGGATAAATCTTACTCAGCACAAACAGTACAATTATAAAAACCTTACTTTTAAGTTTAACAAGTCCATTATCGCTAACCAATTGCAAATTGTACAGATGGGTGTTAATAGCCTGTCAATTCTAAGCCGTAAAACAATTGTTGAGCATCACCCATGGGTTGAGGATGCAGACGAGGAATTAAAGCGGATTGAAGAGCAACAAGAAAATGAGCCAAAGCTAAATCTAAGCGATTTCAAGAATGCGAATGTGAATGTAAATGCAAACAAGAAACCGGAGCCGGTTGTTTAATGAAACCAATTAACGATAAAGATAAATTGGCAATCGAGCAAATAAAGAAAATGCTTGAGCTGTTCCGTGAAAGTTTCGGCGAACAGGGAATAATAAGCAATGAGAGAAAGCTTGGTGCCATGTACGCGGACGCTTTACAAGGCATTCAGAGCGACTTGGGCGCATTGTTCCAAAAGGTTGGAGATAAACCTTCTTATGCGGATGTAATGAAGTATCAGAGGCTTGCCAACCTTGAAAACCAAATTGCGGCAAGAATAAAAGATTTAACAGGGCGGACATTAAAGTTGGTTAGTGAAACTATAACCGGGCAGATGGAATATGCGTTTTACTCCAATGCGTTTACGCTTGAAAATGTCCTTGATGCTAAACTCGGATTTGGAACTTTGAACGAAGGCTCGGTAAAAGCCGCACTGGAAAACCCTTATGACCGTATTACTTGGGATGAAAGACTTGTTCAACATTCGAACGATTATATACGCATATTACAGCAAGAACTCGGAACCGGCTTTTCACAAGGTAAGGGATATGCAACTATTGCCAACGCGATTGAGGCACGAACAAGTATTGCCGCTGGTAAAGTAGCGTGTATTGTAAGAACCGAAGGGCATAGAGCACAGAGCACTGGACGTATGGAGGCTAACGATAAAGCCATGAACGCGGCTGAACGGCTTGGCATTGAAATAAAAAGGGTTTGGCATTGTGTTCTTGATAGCTTAACACGTGAAGCCCATGCAAAAGCGGATGGACAGGCGGCCGATGAAAACGGCATGTTCCATGTAGGCGGCGAGTTGTTGCAGGCTCCGGGTGTTGGCGGAAGTGCGGCAAATGTTATTAATTGCAGATGCGATGAAGTTGTTAGAATTGCCGGTGCTAAAAACATTCGCTTGGATAACATTACAAAAGAGAGAGTCACTCAAGATTTTGAAGACTGGCAAAAAAGTAAAGGTATTAAAATGAAATATTGGAAGGCGGCGTAATGTTGAGCGGCAAAGATAAGTCCAACTTAGAATTAGTAGAGAGATCAGTAGAAGAATTGTCTCTCGTCTTTGATAACGTTTTGATAATCGTAACCAAAGAAAACGATAAAGGTGAAATAGATATGTCTTCACATTATAAAGGCAGCCCTTATTCTTGCATTGGGATGGCCAAAAGATGGGTAGACGATGTATTTAAGCCAGCTGAACCGATTGAGGATTAAGACAATGATTAATGCTCTACTCAACATATTGAAAAGCCTTAAACTATTGCCGGAGTCGGGTTTTGGTGAGATCGTAATAAAGATTCAAAACGGTAAAATACAACTGTTTGAAAAAAAAGAACAGGTTAAACCAGAGGCAGAGAATAATTAATAAAATTTTAGCGGGTTAGAGCAGAGGCAGCTCGTCAGGCCCATTACCTGAAGGTCGTAGGTTCGAATCCTTCACCCGCTACAATAACATAAGTACAGTACAGGTACTGAAACAATCAGGCCACTGTGAACGCATAAACGCGTTTCGGTGGCCTTTTTTATTGACATATAGAGTTTACCGGTTCTGGTATCTACCGGGCAACAACAAGAGACTGTAAGCGGACGCAACCGCGTATAAAGCGTAACAAGAAACATAAACAAAACAAAAGGATGGTTAGAATGGATTGGTTAAAACAATTACTCGGAGAGGAACTCTTCAATCAGGTAACGGCTAAACTTGGCGATGTAAAAATAATCAAAGACGATGGGAATTTGATTCCAAAATATCGGCTTGATGAGGTTACAACCGCTAAAGAAGCCTTAAAAACGCAAGTTGATTCACTTACCACAGAGATTGGTAAGCTCAAACCGCTTGTAAAAGACAATGAAGCCGCAACTAAGAATATTACCGAATTGCAGGCAAAACTCGCGAAAGCGGAAGCGGACGGCGTAGACCTTACAAAACGATTCGCTGTTAAGGAGGCATTAATGGAGGCCGGAGCAAAGCCCGGTTATCTTGATATGCTCGCACAGCAATTTGATTTAAGCAAGGTTGAACTCGATAACGGCAAGGTAAAAGGTGCTGACGAGCTTATCAAAGGTCACAAAGAAAAGTATATCGATTTGTTTGGCGAAACCAAAAGAACTGGTGCGCCAACGGTTGATACCGGGAATAAGGATGGAAACGTCTCTGATTCATTACCGCCTAATGCGAGTATTCACGACTCGCTTAAATATAAATTAACTCACGATGAAACCCAAGGAGGTTTAAATGCCTAGTATCCTAAGTTATGATGTAGTTCATAACAAAAGAGATGTGTCGGCTGAATTTGATAGAATTCAGTTACCCGAAACACCTCTGCTTAATATGCTCGGAACAACAGCACCCGCTACTAATACAAAACATTTTTGGTGGGATGACCAAAGGATTCCAATAAGTACGACCTTAAGTTCTAATTATACACAAACAACAGCTGGCGGAGTCTTGGTTATCGCATCT